TTACATCAGCATTGTCGATATTGGAATTATGCGGATAATGTCACCGTTTTTGGCTTTAATGCCAACAGAAAGTTGTTTGTAACGCAGTCCATCATCCACTAAAACAGCTTCGATGATCACATAGTCCGCAGTTTCAACCAAATCCTTGGTATCTTCCACAATCATTTTTCATTCCTCCTTTGTTTTTCGTTATACTACAACGAGGCAATGATTGTCAATACCTTTCACTAATATTAAGTAAAAAAAGCATATATGAAAAAGCTCATCGGATAACCGGTGGGCTTTCTGTTTCACTTAATAAATTTATGATTGTCTGCGCATTCCCAGATACACAGCCAGCCAGATGGGCAGCGCGCCCACAGGTTGCCGGTACTGAGCAGTTTGGTCTCCAGCACGGTGATGGTGGTGCCGGAGCGCAGCATAGCGTCTGCTGTCTGCTTGCTGCTTGTAGCATGTCGCCGGCCGTCCGTGGTCAGGTCTTTGACCTTTTTGCGGCCGGTGGCAGCGCCTGCGCCCTTGTAAATGCCCCGCACCGCCGTGGTGGTGTATGTACCCGGCTTAATGGTGGGCGCCTTTGGCGTAGCCCTCTTGAAATTGACATCGCTTTCTACGTACACTGTCTTGCCGCCCTTGGCGTTGGTGAACAGCCAAATGCCGCTAATATCGGAAGCAAGGGTGGCAGGCTGCACATACACCTCCCGGCCGTTTTTGACCTTTGTGTACTTCCGCCGGTTGGCTGTCAAGGTAAACTTACCGTCATACCAGTAAGGATCCAGTACGATCAGGTTACCGGCCTTGTCCAGACCGCCTACATACACATAATGGCCGCCGTTGGAAAATAGCTGCTTTCCTCCACCGGATACGCACACAATGGCCTTGCCGCCTGAAAGCAGGTGCTTCTTCAGCTCTTCCACGGTCTTGGCACGCTTACTGAGAATGCCGTAGTATTTCTCTAGGTAGGCGGTAATGGTGTCCATATCCGTTCCCTCTGCGCTGCGTGCACCCATAACCAGGCACTTCTGTGTCCAGGCTGCCGTGTCCAAGCTGGTAAAGCCGAAGTTATGGAGTATCATAAGACTGGCACATACACCGCAGCCGCTGGTGTAAATGCAGCCGGAGGTTCCATACTTGTACGGATGGGGCTTACTGGGATAGCGAATGCTTTTACATTTCTCCGTTGTTTGGCGGCAATAATAGAGCTTGCTCACTTGACCGCCTCGCTTTCTGCCGTCTCCGTGCGCTCCAGCGCCAGGGTTTCGTCCGCTTTCAAAGCAGCTTTTGTAAAGCTGTTGTTCTTCCACCAGGCAGCCAAGGAAGCTGCTACGGCCACCACCGTTGACACGGCGGTGTAGACTTCATCATCAGAAAAGGGCAAGGGGTTCTTGCCAAAGGCGTTCAAGAGTACATTCAGCAGAGATACCGCCAATACGACGGTTCTTGCGATTGTTCCGGTTGTCACTTTCATTTTTTGTTGTCCTCCAAATCTTTAATTCTATGATCCGCAACAGCTTGCTTATTCTCAAGCACATGTATGCGATCCTCAACATTGTACATACGCTCAATCAGCGTATTATGTTTGTCCTGCTTTTTTTCCAGCTGATCTATTCGGTACAAGGTCTTGCTTTGACTCTTATAATTGCCAAATAAATATCCTGCCAGGGAAAACACACCGGACACAATAGCTACGATTATAGCGTCACTCATGGCTATCCCCCCCTTGCAGGGCGTTGATCTCTGCCCGGTATGCTGCCCGCTGCTTGCGGATCGGCGCATATTCATCCTCAGACAAAGCGCCGTCCGTGTACTTCAGACAGAGGTAATCCGTCTCGGCAAGTTCAGACTTCAAAAACGCAATACGGCTTTCGGTTTCCACATTCATTTTTCCACCCCCAATACTTCAACTTGCGTGCCTGCGCCAATTGTTCGTCCATTGGTTGGGAAACCTAACGACTTAATCGCACCATGAGCCTCCACATCCTTGAATATGTTGAAGTTAACCTTGTTGCTAAGCCATATACAGCCTTTTTCCATGACATCAGCTGGGTTGAAGCCACTTGACTTATCTGATTTGTTTTGCATTACACGCACCATGTCAGCAGTCAATTCAACCTCTGCAACAACGAAGCTTCCCTTATCTTTTGCAACATCGAAACGAAACGCATTGGGTATGTAAGTCTCAGATGTGTACGAATTCAAATATACAGTTTGGTCTCCGGCACTACTATTGGTAGTAGTTCCAACGCTAGCCATGCGCAACTTAATTTTTCTGCACGGCTTAGACAAAATCCAGGTTTGCTTGTCCGTTGTATCAGCGTCAAATGTCTTGGAAAACACAGGCTCCCAGGTCTCAACGCCAGATGCGCCGGGTTCACCGGGATCCCCCTTATCTCCCTTGTCGCCTTTGGCACCATCATTACCGTTCACGCCGTCTTTGCCTGCGGCACCTGTATCGCCCTTGGGGCCTACGACCTCACCCAGAAGTACAGTCGTACCGTCTGTGTAAGTGATCTGTAGCTCTCCGGCTTCTGTGATTTGTGCATCGGTGATGCCAATGCCATCCGCACCGGCAGGTCCTTGTGCACCGGTGTCGCCCTTTACGCCCTTTGCGCCACGCGGTCCCTTAACATTACCCAAGTTATCCTCTTCGCCGTCAGAATACTCCAGTTGCAGTTCTCCATTGTCATTCACCCACGCGGTATTGATACCACGACCGTCCGTACCATTTTTACCGGGAGCACCATCCGCGCCTGGCGCTCCGTCTTTGCCGTCCGTACCAGGAATGCCCTGCGGCCCGGCTGCGCCATCTTTTCCCGGTTCACCCTGCGGTCCCCGCTCTCCATCTTTACCAGGAGCGCCCTGGGGACCCGTGTCACCCTTTGGGCCTTTAATGTTCACCGGTTCCGGGTTGTCCTTCCCGCCGTCATTGGTCCAGCTGATCTCCCCCGCTACGGACACGCTAGGCGTATAAGTGGTGCCATTCACACCCTTACCAATATCCTTGAGCAGTGCCTGCACCTTGGCGTAATAAGACTCCAACTCCGTTGGATCCGGTGCGTCCGTCTCCACAGCTGCCGGGTCATAAGAACCAGGGCGCACATAAAACACGCACGGCTCCGGGCTTATACGCTGCACCAACTGCTCGCCATCCACGGCATAGCCGTAAACGCCCAGGCGGCACATTCCCTCTTGCAGCGGCGGGGCGAAACACTGTCCATACACCACAGTGGCAAACTGGCCATTCATGCACACCCGCACGACCAGATCGGCGTATGCCGGATCCAGCTCTACCACACAGCGGATCTGATTGACATTCTCAGCTGTCACCGGGTCTTTGTTTTGTAAGATCACCGCCTGCTGGGTGACCTTAATATTTAATGTCTGCATAAAATCCTCCTTTTTGACATAAAAAAACAGCGTGCCTAAGCCGCCGTTTGCAGTTGACTGCAATTTGTATTTTACATGGGAATCACCTCCTGTTTTCTTGCAATCTGCGGGGAAGTGTGGTATGGTGGGGAGTGAAAGGAGAGATGAAGATGAAGTCTAAGGCCAAGGTGTGGATCCTTGTTGTGACCGTTGTAGTGGCGGTGGGGGTCGGTATCGGTGTGTGGGTGCACTATGATCGAGTGCATGATCAGGAGACAGCCAGTCTGGTAGATCACGCTGTATCCAGTGCACTGGCTGGTGTTACTACACAGCCCACAGAGACTACTACAGAACCAGCAGCCACAGAGGCGACCGCAACCACCACAACTACAAAGCCCACAACCACTAAGAAGAAAAAGAAGAAACATACTACCACGCAACCGCAGGTAGTTTATCGCACCGAAAGGAATGGCACAGTAGCCCCAGCCGCAATAGTAACAGACACAAGAGAAACAACCACTAAACGAACGAAGCCAGTCGGAGCCATTGGCGAAGTTATCCATTCAGATGATGGAGATTACTGGGCAACGGACAAATGTGCAACGCTTGATCCCGACGAATATGGAGGCAGGATTAGCGCACTAATATTCATCGATCAACATGGCAAAGAGTTTATATTTCCTGAGGAGAATTCTAAAACTCGCCAATATTTATAACCACAAGCGGACAGGCAATTGCCTGTCCGCCTTTTTTGTTTACAGTTTTGCTTTCAATGCATCCACCTCTGCCCGCAGATCGTCCAACTGCTGTTTTTGCTCTTGAATGAGCTTAAGCATTGCCGGGATCATAATACGATCTTGCCAACTTTCCGGCCGTCCATCTTCATCATAAATCACTGCATTAGGATAGTGCAGGGCCAAATCCTCTGCCACCAAGCCGATTTGTGTGCCACCGACCAGTTCTTTGTCCCGACACTCCGGCTTGTAGTTGTACTGGCACACCTGCACATCGTAAAGCCCGCTCGGATCCAGCACAGCGTCTTCTACCGGCTTAATGTTCTCCTTGTACCGTTCCGATGAGCTTGCAACCGTAATAACGCCCTTGGTGTTTACGACAAGAGGAATTGTTCCGCTTGTTGATGCAAAATTCAGAAATATGTCGCCTCCGGATTTGACATCTCCTGTTGTTGTAAGGCTGCCATTTATTTTCGAATTACTGCCCAAATAGACACTTTTGCCAACAAGGTACAGCACATTGTTTCCATCGTTCGCACTAAGTACGAATCCGCCTTTAGACTTTATTGTGTAACGGTCTGCGATGCTTCCGTTAAGATCCCAGGATATTTTTGAAAATCCAAAGCCAGTTTCATAAGAGCTGCCTGACTCATTTGTTTCCACCTGCATATATAGACCGCCATGCATACTCATTCTTAATATGATGTCGCTACCTTCCACATATGTCGTATATCCTTTGTTTTTAATTCCGTTTCCGATCACAAGGTGGCCACTTCCCGATGAAGCATTAATTATCTCGCGATCTTTAAAGTCATATATCTTTTTTCTAAAATAAACCGAACCATTGCATACCATATCACCAGCCATCGTCACATACCAAGTACCGGTATATGAACCGTTGCTGTTCTTTTTTTGTGCAGAAAACACCCAAGAGTCTTTGGTAGTGGGCTTTTGAATGTATGCACGATAATCACCAAGATCGGCATACAACTCTTTGCTGTTGATATTCCACCCGGCGATCGTGCCTTTATCCGCAAGGATCTCAATACCGGAGAGTCTACCGGCTGAAATGTCCGTAGCATTCAGGTAATACTGGTTGGTTTTTTTGTTGTAGTACACCGCAAAGTCCTTAAAGGGGCCTTGCAGTCCGGTGGTAGAAACAGCCATGCCGTTCTTATTCAGCAGCAGGCAGCGGCCTTTGGTCTTGCCCTCCGCTGCCGGGTACTCTCCGATATAAAGCGCGTCTGACACACCATCGCCGTCCCGGTCGATCAAAGCAGCGTAACCGCCAACTGCGTTCGTGATAGAATCCGTGGCGTCCTGAATGCGCTGCGCCAACGGCGCTGTGACCTGCTGCATAGCCTTAGAGATCATGCGGGAAAGAATGCTTCCGGCAGAGCTGCCCTCCTGTTCTGAACGGGCATGGGCGGCCACATCCATAGTGACGGAGCCATCATAATCATACTCCACACCCATCAAGGGGATATGGTGATCGCCGGTATCGTCCCGGTAAGTGATCACATCGAAACTATCCAGCGCCGGATTGGCCGTGAGCAATGTCATACTTCCCGGTCGGTACTGTATGCCCAGGTCAAATACAGTCTCACCCTGGTCGCCATCATCTATGTAGATCATATCAGATACAGCGTTAAATACTTTTTCCGCTTGGGCCTGGGTGGTGATCAGTGGGTTGTCGAAATACAGCACCTCGCTGTTGACCGACAGACTATCTGGTGCAAGAATATTCTTATTCCCATTGTTGCAACTGATCCCCTGGTAGGTTTTGTCCGTCTCTGCCAGTGAAACCTCTGTGACCGTGTCATCTGTCACCGCGTATTCTGCCGTACCATCATATACCTGGGCGAAAGTATCTACTCGCAACTTGCCTTCTCGATCAAAGACGGCAGCACAGCCGCAGAACCCAGCCACATAACCGATGGCATCATTCACATTATAGGCAGTGACCTGCTGCTTGCCATCATCATCTGTTTCCGTACCGCAGAGCAAAGAAACATCTACCGTGCCAAAGCCGGAGACCTTGCTCTCCACGCCGGCAGCCAACTCAAAGTTACCCTGGCGTGCCAGGTCTTTTAAGATTGCCAAAGGGGTCTGCTGACCGCTGATGGCGGCAGAATACGGCATAGAAAGGTCATACATGTGGTCGTACATTTCCAAAGTGGTACATTCGCCGGACCGAGTGACCTTTTCCGGATAAAACACGCCCATTGGCACCCACTCCACTGCACCGTTGACCATACAGCCAAAGTACACCACGGTTTTCTGCCCGCGAAGCACGGCACCGGCGGGCACAGCCCACAGAACGCAGTTACACCCACAAGCGTAGGACTTTGCCAGCGCGTAATCGTCATGGCTGATACTGCGGTCAATATTCAGCTCCATAATGTTATTTTGCTCATTTGGGCTTGTAGGATCCGTCTCATCGTTGTAGCCAAAAATGAAGTTGCCACATTTAACCTTCACATAGATCCGTTCCCCGTTTTTGATGGCTTGGTTAAAAGCTGTGCTTGTCTTGTACATAAAATACTCCTTTAGCGCTCGATGGCATCTACTTTGTAGTTGATGAAATACCGGCAATTCCTGGCACCGGAATAGGCTGTCCAACTGGGCGTACCAAAGTAGCAGTTGAACGAAAACACCGTATTCCCGGAAGTATCCTCCAGTTTAATAGAATGCCAGGGCTTACTCGCATTGTTGATCACGCCGTTTAGCTTGTCCAATTCCGCCCGGGTCAAGGGCGGAAAGGACAACTGCCTTGTTTTTTTGACCTGAACGATACTGCCGTTCATATAAGCCGACTTGGAGCGGCCCGTGTTAGAGGACCACACCTTTTCATCTGAACAGGATATGGCATTGAATGATGGGTTTGGCATTTTTGTGCCGTCAATATATAGTGGCATACCGTCCCTCCTTACGCTGTGGCCGTAACCGGGTCACGGCCTTTCTTTTCTGTTTGGTTCACATCGTCCAGCACCACCGTGCTTAAATGCTTACCGCCCACATATACCGGGATCGTTACATTGACCGCCTGCCCGCTGCTACCCAGCATTTGCACCATCATTGCGGCTACCTTGCTGATCCACTGGGTGTTTCGCTCCAAAGGCACAACAGCCTCGGCGCCTTTACCTTCCAGCAGACCGACCTGGCCTTTTTTCAGCACGCCGCCCTTTTCCAGCTCTGGGATAGTGGGTATAGAAAACAACTGGTACTGGCCGTTGGTCACGCTCACGCCCAGGGCGCTAAGCACATTAGACAGTGTGCTGCCAACGCTAATCAGCAGCTTGTCATTGATCTTGCCAACCATATTGTTGACCAGTTTGATCACACCGTTTAAGGGGCCTTTGAACGCATTGGTAAAGGTGGCTTTCAAATTCTTCAGGCCGTTCTTTAAGCCGGTCACGATCTTACCGCCAAGGCCGGTGACTTTTGATACAACGCCATTTTTCCCGGTAAAGAAATTAACAACGCCGTCCTTAAATCCTTTGAATTTTTGGCTGACCTTTTTCCACAGATCGCCGATACCATCGAAAAGGCCTTGGGAAATAAAGCCGCCCTGCTTCTTCATAACCTTAGACGGCGATTTGATCTCAAACGCTTTTTGGAAACCATTGATAAACGGTTGGAAAATGTGTTCCTTAACCCACTTCCATGCATCTCCAATGCCGTCAATGATGCCGTCCCAAATGCCCTGGGCCACATTGCCGCCGGCTTCTTTGATCTTGTCGCCAAAATAGGACTGTATACCGGACACAGCGTCAGAGATAAGCTGTCCCAGGAATGCACACAGCCCGCCTAAAGCTGCACCAAGCGATTCAAACAGAGCGCTTGCCATTCCACCAAAATCAATACCGCCTATGAAGTTTTCCAGCGCCGTTGCAACCCCGCGCCAGTCCAGGTTTTCCAAAAAGCCGGCAATGGTCTTGAACACACCGCTGATTGCGTCGGACAGGGTCTTTGCCACCTGGCCCCAATCAATGGTGTTAAAAATACCGTTCAGGTTTTTAGCAAAGCCTGCGCCAAGAGCTGCAAAATCGAATGTGGTCAGGAAGGTGTCCAGCGCACCGAAGACGGTGTTCACACCGTTACCAACAATTTGTCCGGCACCCTCCCAGTCGAAGTCACGGATGAAGCCGTTTAGACTCTTGGCAATACCGCTGACAGCGCCGTTGACTTTGTCCTGTATGCCTTTCCAGTCCAGAGCGTTGATCTTACTGATAATCTTATTGCAAGAACCGGCGATCTGTTCGCCGATCCCCTCAAAGTTGCCGCTTTTCCACAGGTTCTTGATTTTCTCCAAATAAGCGGAGAACTTGTCGGACGCTGCCGGCGTATTGGCTGTAGACGCACCGGACGAACTACTGTCTTGCTGATCATCACTAACCTTAGTGATTTGGTCAAATCCGTACAGTTCTTTCTGCGCTTGAGACAGCTTTTTCGTCTCTTTTGTGGTCTTGCCCACAGCGGTGGCTGTGGCATTTACTTGCGAAGCGATCCCCACAGAGGAAAGCAAGCCGCTGATGGCATTAGCCACACTCATGGCATAGGGCATGAGCTTTTCAAACAGCCCCACAACCACATTGATGGCCGGTGCCAAAGCATTTGCAAAAGCATTTTTCAAGGCTTCTACACGGTTATTCAGAGCCTCGTTCTGACTTAAATATCCGGTGATCACCGAGCGCAGCTCGCCGAAAATGTTTTTACACACTTTCAGCCCCAACGATACCACACCTATACGGCGGATAGACTTGACCACATTCAACAGGGACTTGCTGGCCGTACCGGAAGAAGCACGCATATTTTTCAGGTGACTATGCACCTTGCCGAAAGCGGCGCCCGCTGCAGATCCGATATTTCCAAATATGCCCTTTAACCCGGAAAAGCCTTTTTTCAACTTTCCGGCAGCAGAAACATCGCCGGTTTGCTTAAGCTGCTTACTCATGCTCTTAAGCGCCGGCGCGTTTCTGGATATGGACGATTTCAAGTTGGAAAAGCGGTTGCTTTCCGTTGCTATATCCGCATTGGTTTTGTTGATCTGTCCCGTGGTCTGTGCCATTGCACTCTTCGCTTTGAGAATCTGCGAAGAGGTTTTGCGGATTTCATTTTTCAGCTTGTCCAGCGTATCCGTTTTTAAATTATTCGGATTCAGGCCAACCTCTTTCAGCTCGCTGTCAAAGACTTCTAAATCGTTCTTTATACGATTGATAGCCGCCCGCTGCTGTTCAATCTGATTGATCGTCATGCCGCTGGTCGACGCTGTTTCCATTTTGTGGATCCAGTCTACCATCTCCTGATACTGACTGCTTACACCGGCGATGCCGTTCTTATAGGACTTCAAAAACTCCTGCTGTGCCCGGTAAGTGGCTGTTACCTCTTTTAAGCGGCTGGACAACTGCTTGTATGTTTCGTCCTGGCTGTGCAGCTGATCTTTCAGCTGTCTGGCTTTTGCCGTATACTCGGATATTTTCGCAGCACTACTCATAGCGGCCTGCACATTGCGCTCTTGGCTCTTAATAAGCGTATCCACCTGCTTTCCCATCTTCCTTGTATCAGAAGAGGCGGAAGACATTGCCTTGGCAGTCACCGTCTTAATTTTATCCGTCACGCCGGACAGCTGCTTCAGCTCGGCTTGGAGAGAGGCCATGCTCTTTTTGTACTGGCTAATATCCGCAGTAAATCGTGTTACCAATTCCTGATCCACAAAATCACCTCCTTTTCTTGTTTTTCAATCGTTAAAACTGATCAAAGTAGGCCATTGCTTTGGCCGCTTGAATATCCAGCACATCATCCTTTGTCCAATATGGGAAAAGGTCATACACTGCGCCCACATCCTCCCCGGCAACCGCAGCGGCGATAACCCCGGCTTGGATATAAGCGATTTGTGACAGGTTTTGATACTGCCTTTTCTCAAAATCACGATGGAACAGGATGTAACGCTTTAGTTCTCCATAGGTCATGGCGAGAATAACGGAGAACGACAAGCCATAAGCGTTGGCCTCCAGGATCATATCCTCCGTTGTGCAGTAATTACTCCCGAAAGGAAGTGGACGGCTTGTCCTCACTCTCTGTGGACTTCTCCACGCCGTCAAACGCAGCGTTGACCATCTTTTCAATGCCGGCGGAGAGCTTCTCGGCCTGCGTATCGCTCAGTAGACCGGACACATTGGCCAGCTGAAAGAGAATGCTTGAAAATGCGTCCACGCCGCTAACGCCGCTGTCCACCAGCGCGTCATACAACGCCTCACCGGTCAGATCGCCGTTGGGATCATCGTTAAAATGCAGGGCCTCATCCAGTACAGCCAGGAGCCGCTCCGGATCACTGGAAGCGCTGAGGATCACATCCAGGGCGTCCTCGTTGAATTTATTTTTCAGTCGCAGCTGAGCAGCTACAGTCAAACGCAGGTGCACAGTCTTGCCGCCATTCAGCTGCAAATCGTATGTTCTGGTTACAATATGGGATTCGTTCATTGTCATTTCCTCCTAAAAAGCGGGGAGGCAGTCGCCCGCCTCCCGAATAGTCGATTTACGCGGCGGGGAACTCTCTGCTCCAGTCGCCGTCCAGCTTGTAAGAGACAGTAGCCTCCATCAGGCTGTTTACGCCCGGTCCCTTAATCGTCAGGCTGGGCACACCAGAGTTGTTAAACTTGGTGCCGTCCGGCAGCTTAACCATAATGGGTACGGACACACCGGCGTCCTCCAAAGCTGCCAGCACCCGATAATCCGATGTGGCGTCCTTTGCGTTGTACAGAAAAGTCACCTCAAAGGCGTCTGCTTTCTTGCGAATACCGGTAATGCTGTGTTCCACATCATCGTCATAGCAAGTGGCGTCCAGTTCTTCCCGTTCGCCCTTGGTCAGATCGCCGATTTGGGTGGCGTAGTTCAGGCACTTGGCTGTAGGGCCGGTATAGTTGGGATATACCTCAATGCCTTTGGACGCAAGGCCGCGTTCCGGCTTTGTTTCGTTCATATAAAATCCTCCTTAATCAATCAATCGATTGGTTCTTGTGTCTACCCGACGACCGTAACGCAATGATTTGCGCAAATAACCGCTGGGGTCGTGTAAAAGCGCGTCCGAGGACGCAAATTGCCGGATCAGGCCCAGCGAGGTCAAAGCCTCGTCTACCTTTTCCGTCAATTCCAACAGGTCCGGCAAGGTCATAAACCACAGATCCACCTGATAGGCGATCACATCTACGCACGCCAGTTCCGTGCCTGTATTAGTAATCTCATAAAATGTGATCAGGTTACCTGCCGGTTTGCTCTCCGGAAATGCCATCTTAATGTCATAGGGAATGTCCGACTGTACGGATTTTAAGGTATCCCGGATCACTGCACGGTAGTTTTTCACTTGATCGCCTCCTGTATAGCTGTGCCATAATGCTCTGCAATCACCGACTGCATTTCCTGCATGCCGTTATACATAAAGAGCGCCGGCAAGCGACCTTTTAGTCTGCGAAAACCGTAACCTGGTATATACGCAGTCCAAGGCTCGTGCTTGCGCACAATACCCAGCTCACTGTCCAGCGGTGTACCCTTTTCGTCACCCACAGGCCCGGTTCCGAATTCCACATAGGCCGCATACTGCATATTGGTACGGCTGCCTGCGGTCACTCGATCACCGTCACGCTCGCAAAAGGCGGCGATGGACTCCCGCAGCAGTCCGGTGTCCTCCGGGCAGTTGCTGCGCTGACGGCCGGCCATATCCTCTGCGTCCTGCAACATCTGCCGCTCCAAGTTGTCCAGCAGATGATCTGCGGTGCGTTGCAGCGTCTTGGCATAGGCACTCAGCTTTTCAATCTCAATGTTTGTTTCCACCGGGTGCTCTCCTCTCTGTGGCATTCGCTGTCAACAAACGATAATGCAGGAACTGCTGCACGGTCTCCACCTCCAGCCAGCCAATACCCTCTACCTGTACCAGGTCGCCGGGCCGCACGCCCACGGGGTCATACAACACGGCTTGATACCCGGCAGACAGCACCCGCCCCCGCTCCTCAATAGGGGCAGAAGCAGATACCGGCTGCCAGCACAAATACAAAATGGCAGGTGTAGCACTGTATGTGTTCTGCTCAAAGTCGTAAGCACTGTCTCTGATCGTCTGTGCGGAGAAAATCCGTGATTTTACAGTCCACGACTTAGGCGTTTTTGCTTTCACCGGTGTGCACCTCCCTGTATCTGTTGTACGGCTGGAGCAGGTCGGCAATGGCTGTCTCCTGCTCCGCAGGGGTGGTATAGGTCTCACTCATAGATACGCTGCCCTCTGTATAGGACGCACTCTTTACACCGTAATCCCGATCCTGTATAAAGCAGTTCAGGTGCACAAAAGCCAGTTTGGCCAGTGTGGTGGCCGTTACCACCGGCGGCAGCTCTTGCGTGCCCAAATAGGTCAGGCAATCGTCCTCTGCCATATCCAAAAACAGCTGCAAATCCAGCTCTTCACCGGCGTGTGCGTACCAGGCCTCGCATATCTTGTCGTAACGCCCGGCAGCGGCCCGCAGCAGCCGCAGAGCCTTGCTTTTCATCTCATCAGTCAAACATATCACCCCCATAAGAAAAGGCGCCTTATTTGGCGCCCTTTTTTGTATCCTCTTTTTCTTGCAGCTGCCAACCGGCATTCAAATAAGCCGGCAGACAACTCCGATCAATGACCACTTGGGTCTTGCCCTGTACAACGGTTACCTTTTCCATTTGTACCTCCCTGGGCTTAGCCCTGCACCTTGACGATCATATTCTTGTCCAGCGTGGTCACGCCGTACAGAATATCAAAGGACACGGTGTCGATCTTGTGGGTGCTGTCGTAGTCAAAGACCACACGCACACCCAGACCGTCCGCAGAAGCCACATAGGCGTTCTTGTTGCCCATCGGCAGATCCATAGGACGGGTCACCAGTGCCACGCCGTTGCGGTGGAACCCTACGGAAGTGGGCGCAGAGATCACAGTGGCGTTCTTTCCAGACAGTGTAGCGTGCAAGGGCTGGTCAATAGCCACCTCGGCCACCGCGCCGCTGGCAGCCGTAGCGTCTGCGGCAAAATGGTACACATAGCCGTCCACAATAAAGCAGTCGCCCTTCTTAATGGTTGCAGAGGCGGCGGTCACGGAAGACAGCGCCACAGTGCTGGCACCTGCAGTACCGCTAACCTTAAAGGACTTGGCGGTGCCTACAGCGTTGTCCAGATAACCGAAAGGATACGGTGCGTTCTGGCTCATATAGGTATCCATGGTGTACACCTTGCCCAGCTCTGCCTCACGCAGGGCAGTACCATCGCCGGCATAGGATACCTTGGACATATTGTCGTCCGTTGCATAGAGCACCTTGTGCGAGGGGTTCAGTACCAGGCGGCGGTTCTGTACCGGCACACCGGCAAAGTCCAGCAGGCTGCCCACCTTGGCAATATCCTTAATGGGCTTTGCTGCGTCCTCGCCGGAAGCGGTCACTGTGCGACCTGCGCCCTCTACGGCGGTGGCCAGCACATCCGCGTCCACTGCGTTGGCAATGGCCAGCATGGCCGGTTCAATGACCTGTGCAGAGAAGTCCCGCAGGTCCAGGCTCATCTCCTTAGAGGTGATCTGTACGGTCACATCACGCAGACGATCCATCTTTACAGGCACGCCGCCTTCGTTCAGCTCCTGGGGATCCACTGCGCCGGTAAAGTTCTTGGCCGCAAACTTGCTGGGACGGCGTGCGGTTACCGTATCGCCAACCTTAACAAATTCTTTTTCATAGTCCCGGTGCACCAGGTTGGCCATCACCAGGTTGTTTTTCAGTACCATCAGTGCCTCATTGGCAATGACATTGGGGGTTAAAATCGTGTTCGGCATTTCTTATTCCTCCTTAGCCGTTGTTTTTTCTCCACGCTTCATAGGCGTGGAAGTCTGTGGGCGGTACATTGTCGCCCGCTGCGCCCTTACCTGCCGGGGGCGGGTTCTTGCCCCGCAGGTTGGCCGTGGTTGCGGCCTGTACTGCCTCTTGAAATGCGGTGTCAAAGGCTTCCAAATTCTTTTGAGAGGCTTCCGCGTCACTCCCGGTCAAGAATGCCGCAAACTGCGCAGGCAGCTTGCGCTGGAGCAGCTCTGCCGCCACAGCTGTTTCCAGCTGCTTTTTGGCAAAGGCCGCTTTCTCCTGTTCAAAGGCTTGACGGTCCTTGTCCAGGTTGTACCGCTCCCGCTCCTCCTTGTTCATATTGGACAGCTTCTTTGCTTCGTCCGCCTGTTCCTTGGCGCTTTCTTCCCACTTGGCTCTGGCCGTGGCAAGCGCCTTGCTGACCCGACTGTCAAACTCGCTTTGGAATTTCTTGTCTTTCAGCAGGTCATCAAATGTTGGAGTGTCGTTGCCCCCATCGGAGTTGGCGCCGGTGTCGCCCGCTGCCCCCTCTGCGTTGGTGTCTGCTCCATTTTCGCCGGTATCTTCGGCAAACAGCTGGATTTGCAGCGGCAGGCGTGCGCACACCCGGCTCTGTTCTCTGCTGTTTTCCATCTCGGCATTGTGTTTTGTCATTGCTGACTCCTTTCCCAAGCCGTACGCTGCCGGCTTGTTAAATGATATATTCCCACAGGCATTGCCTGTAAATGGGTATAAAAAGAGCAGGGCTGCATAGCAGCTCTGCTCACTTTGGGTTATTTATTGCTTTGCTTGTTCGTCATAATCGGAGAGAACCAGGCAATAAAGGCATTACAATTCTATCAGGTCATCTGGTCTTACACCGCCAAAATATTCGTCTATGAGTTCTTGTAACGCTTTTTCTTGTTCTTCTTTACTAATCTCTTTGTGTCCCGTTACTCTTGCTACAGGTGGATCATTCCATCTGGGAGCGCTAAACAACTTTTTGTCTTCCATAGCTTTTCTCCTATTTTTTGTGCAAACAAACCATTACTTTATAACCTTTTCGAACAACTTTAGAAACAACAAAGCTACTACCACGCGCATACAATATCTCTTGCTCGCCTGTATTGAAGGATCGAATATCTCGTCCGTTCTTACACTGCGGAATATAGATTTGCACCTCTGCGTCCGGGTTATAGGTCTTTCCGCAGGTTGCAGCTATGTACTCGTTGTAAGTAACCGTGTTGCCGACCGTATGCGTGTTTACAAACCTTTGCAGTTCCGTTGGATCGGATATAACCAAAGAGCGTTTTACCGATCCGGCATACCTGGGGAATTTCTCAAGTGCACGGTCTAAGTTAGTTATAGCCCTTTTCTCCTCGTTTGTCAACTCTATACCTTGCCGCAGTTTCTCGTTAATCGGGTAAAAGTCACTGGACACCCAGCTGTTGATTGCGTATTCTTCCTCTTCTGTCAAACCCGGGTCTCTCTTCTCCACATACTTCTCATACCACTGGGCGTAGGTCATATCTGCCGGTACGGTCATGGACTTGCCGGTTACCGGATCCCTGGCCCAGCGGGTGCCGGTGCGGTTGTTGACCGCCGGTATGGTGATACTGCGGCAAAAAGGGTGCATAGGCGGTAGGTTCTTGCCCGGCTGCGCCTCCTCGACCAAAAAGGTCTTGCCATCCAGCTGACGGCAGATGGCGGAGGTGCGCAAATCCAGAGTGGCCATAAACCGATACCGGATAATGCCCGCTGCTTTATAGCCCTCTAAAAAGCCCTGATTGGAGAAGTGATTAACCTCTGTACGGATCAGGCGGCTGGCACAATAGCGTTGCCCGCTGTCGCTGTCTGCACCTATGCAATCCTCCAGCAACCGCTCCTCCATATCGTGCAGGGTCATACCCGTCATACAACCCACTTCAATCGTGCGCTGCAAGCGCTTGCAAAAGGCGGCGTTATTCTTCCACACACGGTCAGAATAATTTTTGCCGCTCCACTTATGGGTAAGTGCGGCCTGTACGCGGCGGTCACTGATCAAGCGAAAGTCATATAGACCATTACGCTTTTGGTCGTTAAATATAGTGCGGTAGCATGCTTGTTTGAGTGTATCTGTCAGTCGCGCTTTCGCCAGCCGTTCCTCCCGCACGCCCATGGCTACGGCTTCCGCACGAATAGCGTTCTGTAAAGCCTGCAAACGGCTGATACGGTCCGCATAGGCCGGTGCGTCCAGCATAGCGATCAACTCCCGCCGTGCCTGTGGTTCCTTAGTCTGTTGTAGCTGTTCCAGCAGACGCTGGCGCTCCTCTGCGGTTTGGCCTGCGCTCAGCAGCTGCAAGGCATAGGCTTGGCTGATTTGGCCATTCTTTACATACCGGCGGAGAATGCGCTCAATTTGTGCATTGATCTGCTCCACGCCCTGGGCATACATACGGTTGACCTCCACCATGGTGGCGGTGGTACGCGCTTGCAGCAGGTGTTCCAGGTCAACCGTTCGCCTTTTCCAATACTCTGCTGCTTTCATAGGTTAAACGTCCTTTTCTTTGTCTTGCTGTTCCTGATCTGCCGACTGTCCCTTTTTATCAGCTTTGTCCTCCGCCTTGGCGGCAAAGCTGTCCATATATTGCTGCTGGTTCTCCTGCTTTTGCTGTTTCATGTTCTCCACAGCTTCCGCCGGGTCCTTAACGAACCATAGCAGGGACAACAGCGTCTGATCGTCCACCAGCCCGGCATTCTTCAAGGTGCACACCATAGAGACAATCTGCGCCTCATCAATGGGCAGCGCCACAGTAAACACCATATCCACATCATCTACGGACACCGAGTCTATACCGTTATGGGCCAGCCAGTTGTTGTATAAGGTCCAGCGCTTTTTCAGCCCCGCCTCCATGGCGCTCATCTTGCTTTTTACCAGCAGGTGCAGGGCAAGCAGCTTGAGCTTTAACGCCACGCCGCTGGCATTACCGGCAAAGGCCTGGTCTGTCATATCCGGGGTTAGGGTCATCTTGTGAATGTCCGATACCAAGGTATCGTCCAGCACCTTCATGGAGTTTTCGTCAAAGGTCTTTTGTATGTATTCCAACCGGGCGTCCTGGGGAATGCCGTCAATGAGCCGGTCTCGCTTGGCTGCCTCCATGGTTTCCTGGGGCAGAACCGCGCCGAATGCTGCCAAGATGGAATTGACAAACTTACGCTTATCTGTAAGCCGATCAGACAGCAGCTCATTGCGGGCGTCTATCAGGTTGGCCACCTGTTCAAAGTCGCCTTGTCTCTCCTCGTTGTTCTCATAACACACCACCGGCACCTCATCAAAGAAGTGTGGCACCGGTGCACCCACCGGGTTGTACACATAGTTTTCTTTATCCAGCGAGGTGCTTTCGTACTGCTGATACTGGGTAGCCGTATAGACTGTTACCGCATAGTACCGGCTGCGATCTGTGCGTTCCCGCTGCTCAAACCACAGCGCAAACAGATCCTTATGCTCCACCGTGTCATCCTGCACCAGGACAATTTGATCCGGCGCATACACTGCGGATCGCGGGCGTGGTTGCTCCTCTGTGCTGGCATATAGCAGCTCGCAGCTTTCACCGTATATGCCCATGGCCTTGCCAATCCGCTGATCTATCGTAGCAATATTCTGACTGTGATAGGCAGCCATAACGGCAGAAATGTCAATTTCCTTGCCGCACAGATCGCACAGGCCGTCTTTGTTTTCGTCCACAGCATTGTGCCGGATCAGGTTACCGCTTTCCCGATCCAGCTTGGCCTCCACCGTAGACACCAGGGACAGCTTGGCCTGGCTGTCTTTCTTGTCCTTGTCGTTACAGTCATACTTTACCGGCTCGCTCAGAAAATAGCCACGGATAATATCCACAATGTACTTGGCATAGTTAGCCTCCGCCCGCACATCGTTCTCGTCCTCTCCTCGGTGGATTTGCGGCACGCCAATATATCGGCCATAGAGGGCACGGCAGCGCCGCTCATATTCGTTTGCCCGACCGACCACATAATCGATCACAGCAGACGGCAGTACGCCCTGTTCCGCCTCCGGCACATCCCGCCGGTTCATGTAAAGTATCATATTCAAGTCCTCCTTGTTACAATCCGCCCCAAAGCGGTGCTTACAAAGTAACGCATAGCGTCCATAGCGTGGTCGTCCTGTTTGACCGGCTCGTCCCGGCCTGCCTGAGCCGCTTTGTCATACCAACGGTAGGCGTAAAATTCCGCAATGGTACGGGTGCAGTCCTTGCTGAACAGCAGCTCCGCCCGCTGCAATAGCGTACATACGGTACGGATTCCATCCAGCACCGCGTTATCCGCCTTTAATACCTTGAGCCCCCGCCTTTGCAGTTCTGTAATGAAGGAGGCCGCCGAAGGGTCAACCACCACGCAGGTATACGGCGCGTCGCCGATAAAGGCCATCATCTCGTCCGCATACTCTGCGTCCGTCCTTTGTTTATGGTTCTCTCGCCCGGAATAGTAATACTCCTTGGTGCATAGCCATTTGCCATGGTATTTGCGCCACATCAGGAACACCGTAGGGTTTAGCGTACCGTAGTCCACACTGATATAGGCAGAACCTTGCAGTTCGTTATCCGGCGGCAGCGGAATACAGTGCCGACTTTCATCAAACATATCGTAGATTAGGCCCTCTGCCACTTTCCATTCGCCCAGAATGTACCGGGCATAAAAAACGCCCGCATACATCGTTCTGTACTGGGCTTTGACCTCCTCTGTTAAGGACAAATTGTCGTCCATCGTAAAGTGGAGGTAGAGTATTCGCTTTTCTTGCCGCTTCTCCGGCAGGATCCATTCTTCATAAAACCAGTGGTGTGGGTTATCCGGGTTGCAGTTGAACCAGAATTTTGCACCACTGACAGAGCACCGGGCGGTGGCCTGCTGCACAAAGGACTGGGGCATTAAAGCCACCTCATCGAAAAACACACCTGCCAAAGTCATACCCTGGATCAGATCCTGGCTGCTTTCGTCCTTGCCGCCGAAGATATAAAACGCGTTTTCCGTACCACCCCGCGTCACCACAAGCACATTGTCGCTACGGCTGTATTTTACCTGATACCCGCGACTTTGCAGCATTGCAGGCAGAAAAGAAAGCACATTCCGGCGAAAGGAGCTGATCGTCTTACCGCACATGGCAAAATTCATGCCGCTGTAGGTACTCATGGCCCACAGAATATAGCTAAGCGCCATACTCACCGTCTTACCGGATCGTATAGCGCCGTCTGCAATTATTCCGTTTTTGTCGCTCACAGGTGATGTTTTGCACCACCAGGTGAGCACCTGGAGCTGCTTGGCGGAGAATGGCTGAAAATGAAAGGTACTTATTCTTCCCATACCTGTTCACCCGCTTTCTGCTCCAAGGCTTCCAAGAAGCCATCGTCCGTCTGTTCATCTTCATGCCCTCGGGCCAATTCAAAGTGGCGCAGAAGCTCTGCCAGGGCTTTCACCCGATCAGATGTATTCGGCGGCTTCGCCGTCTCTGCAAACCCGATGGAGCACAGTGCGTTCAGCACATCCGTTGCGGTGAAATCCAACTTGTCCAGCTTTCGCTTTTCCAGGTCAGCGATAAATTTTTTTACCTTATCATTTCTTAGCAATCGACTTGCTTGGCTTTCTGCGCTCCCGGGTGCCTTACAATTCGGGTAAGCAGCCTGGTAAGACCGTTTCCCGTTATGGTCGAGCACGTATTCATAACAGAACAGCCTTTGTTTAGGTGTTAAGGTCTCTTTACCCATGCTGCTCACCTCCTTTGTAATAATTACGGATTATATGCTGTTATTTTTTCTGTCTGCTATTTGGAAAAAATTCATCCAGTATTTCGAGCCGAATTCTATTTTTGCGGGCTGCTTTCTCGAGACGCAACTGATGAACCCGTATAATTGTTATTGCTATTGCTGAAGCAACTACAACCACGCCGAATATCTCAATATGACTATTCTGAATGTCACTCATCTTCTGTTGTATCTTTTGAATTATTTCAGCATGATTTGAATATTCTTCGAGCAATGTTTGAAACCAATCTTTGAGGATTTCGTAAATCTTACTTTGAAAGACTGCAAACCACGAAAATATCATCGATATTACAGAAATCGTCAAAGGAGTAGTGTTTATCGCGGTTTTCTCTTCGGCCTCTGCTAAAATGCGTTCGCGTCGGCGTTCCGCCGGAGAAAGGTTAGTCAGTTCCATCTTGATCTTTTCATACTCTCGAACTTTACGATTTTTCCGTTTCTTCTTCTTCTTCTTCTTCTTCTGCTTGCCTAAAGGTTTTTTAGAGCGTTTACACATGTATTTGTTTCCCCCCCTTTCTGCTCACCATAATTATAGCACATCTGAAAATGGGCCTCGTAGTAACCGCATTTAAGAAAGGAAAAGCACAAAAGCAAAAGCCAAAGAGCGCACCGTTTGGAGCGCTCTTTCAATCTGTTTGGCAGTTTATACTATAACACAGACGGTAACCTGCATACTATAACATCAACATGCATTGCATAGTGGTTTTTTCATTTTTCACATTCCAGCATATCCAGGGACTGCGGGTGAATGCGAGAGACCAGGTGATTGTATGTAATATCTTCGTCCACCGCGATCTTCTCAAAAGTGTCACCGTTCAAATACCGCCGACGCAACACACGCCGGTGCAACGGACTGCGCACCTGCTCAATAGCAGTCTCAATTTCTGCCCGCTGCAACAGAGCAAGCCGGACTTGTTGGTCCAGCTTCTCTTTCAGTTCTATAATGCGATCTACCGTCAAGGTAAAATCTGCCCGCTGCCCGCCTCCCGGCGTGGGAGAGAGGGAAGCCGTGATCTTTTGCGCCCGGCTGTTCAGTTCTTCGATCTCCTGTTGTGTAATCTCAACCTCCGCCCAGCACTCCCGATAGCGTTGCAGCCATTCCTTCTTTTCGTTGTTCGTCATTTTTCCTCCTGCTTTTTATTCTGCTCATTTCTTAAAGTTCGGACCAAAGCCGATCACGCCGAAAAATGCAACAATGACCGCCCCGGCCACAAGAATGATTTGTGCTGCTGTACACATCCTGCTCATCTTCCCGTACTCCCGAACCCGCCATTTCCGCGTTCGGTGTCCGTCAACTTGTCCACCAGTACCAACTCCGGAGTGTCGATCTTGACCACCACCAGCTGGCTGATTTTGTCCCCACGGCGTACAGAATAATCCATACCGCTGTGGTTGTACAGCTTGACGGCAATACTTCCGGTGTAGCCCACATCAATCACGCCCTCGCTGGTAATTCCATACTTCACATTCAACCCGCTTTTTGATTTGAGAAAGCCTGCTGTGTTCAGCGGCAGCTCAATGTGTACGCCGGTGTCAATGGTCACCGTACCGTGTGCCGGTACAACGGTGTCCACCAGAGACAGCAGGTCGAGCCCTGCGTCCGTGTCGTGTGCTCGCACAGGCATTATCGCCTGCTTGTCCAGTTGAATGTTCATTATTCATCCTCCTCGTGGATAATCTCCAATCCGTATAACACCGCTGCTAAATGTTCAACACGGCAGCCTCTGGCTTGCTTCCAGCCACGACAGAAGTAAGCAGCGTGACACTTGCTCATATTCTCCAGCGACTTGGCAAGGAAACACAGTGGGCTATTGACCACACCTCTTTCTTCCATTGCCTTATCGCTGTACCACTCATCAGTAAACAGCGTGTTCACGACCTCATATCCTCTTTCGTTCAATGCTTGGATTGCTTTCTCTCTTGTAGCGATAATCTCCACCACACTCTTTCCAGCCATCGGCTGGCTCAACATTGCTTTCTTCATTTTGTTTCTCCTTTCAAATCATTCCAACCTAAAGCCTGTCCACATTCGGGGCAAAATTTATAAAAAGCATCATCGGTTTCATAGTCACCAACAACAGTCTTGCAATTTGGACAAAGATAATTAAAATCAATGTCATATTCGCCTGATGCTGATATACCACGATTTACCGTTTCTGTGAAAGGCTTTTTAGGTATCTGCTTTTCAAGAGCAGATTTTGCCATTTCTATCCAATCACAATCATCTGTATCAAGCTGATAAGCTATACTATTGTCAGAGCGTACCGCACTACACAAAATTTCTTCAATATTGTCCATTGCTTTTTGTATTGTCATTCTTCCGCCTCCTGAACATCAATTAGCGCAGATTTTAAGTTTACCCAAATCGGGCAGGTGCCGCAATGTGGCACCTCGCGTTTGAACAACACCGAGCTGAACTTCTGCGGACGGCTCAAACTGGGCAAGGTAGCCTTGCAGGTCTGCCACCTTGAGCGTTTCTGTTCTTTTCTTATTCCACAGGTGCTTTCTAATCGTTTTCATGCTTGTCGCTCCTCATCGTATGCTATTTCCGTACAGTACCTTGCCAGTTCATCATGAAGCGACTGTGGAATTTGCGTTGACAGTTCTATGATCTGTGTTTTTGGCTTACATTTGGTGCACCACTCTTCCATGTTGTCATGGCCCATTCCCATTAGGGCGTATTGGCCGTAAATGGTCATGCGCTGCCAACATACATCACGGTGGTAACATTGCTCGCAGGTCATTGTGCCACCTCCAAATTCTTCGCAGTTGACTGCAAAACTTGAATAACGGCGGCGGAGAGTTTGGCTCCTGTGGCCGGGTCCTTGGCATTGATCTTGCCGATCAGTTCCTGTACCTTTGCGGCGGTTTGTTGCAGCTCGGTGAAGTACACCCGGCAGGCTGCCACATCCGTGTCTGCACCCGCTGCCTTGGCTTGCCGAACAGCGGCGTCCAACTTGGTGGCGTTACTGTCCAACTGCCGTTTCAGGTCTGCCTTTTCCTGCTCCAGTTTTTCCACAGCGGCTTTGGTTTTTTCCTCGGCGTCTGCCTTTGCCGTTGCCAACTTGGCTTTGTATTCCTTGGCGGCTTCCTTTTCCGCTTCCTTTCGGATCGCCTCCGGGTCCGGCGCTGCGTCGGCCCGCTGCTGCAATTCTTCCAGCTGGGCGCTGTACTTGGCTTTAACTTCCTGCTCAATGGAAGAACGGAGTGTGTCCGTGTCCACTGGCTCCGGCGCTTCGCTTAATTCGCTCTGTGCTTGGCCAAGATCGAAAGTCAGCTGTTCCGTCTGCTTCTTGTAGCGTTCAACCTCTGCTTTCAGCTCCCGGACCGTAGCGCTTTCTGCGTCCACATCCTCCAGGAATTCCTCACGCTCATAACTGCTGATTTGAGAGATCAGCTCCAGCTTGGTGATCCCCAGGTCGGCGTGGTCGGCCATATACTTCTGGCCCAGCTTTTCATAGGCTGATATGTAGGAATAGGCTTGACGCTGCTTAATGCCACAGGCTTGCTCGGCGTACTCCTCGAATGTGTCATAGCCCAGCTCCGTGTATAGGCCCTCATCCCGCATAGTCTTAAGATCGTGGCACACATCTACCAGTGCTCTGGCCATTACCTGGCCGTTGGCCAGGATCCTGGCGTGGGTGTCGTAGGCTTTCTGTGTGGTGGGCGTTACTTCTTGCATTGTAGTGATTTGGTTATCCATAAGTCCTCCTTAACTGACTGCTTTTGCTTTTCTGTTTGACTTTAGATAGGCAAGCCAGGCTTGCATGAACTCCTGCACATCCGGCGGTGCAGGTCGGTTGTGATCGGCTCTACATTGAATAACGGCGCCGTTTTTGAACTCAACGGTCACATAGGATTGATCCGGGTCCGACTGCTTGCGGACGAAAAGTATATCCGTCTTTCTGTCCAGGTATGGTTCCGTGTAACAGGAGTACACACAGTTGTGCTGGGCGCAGCCCTCTTTTAGCAGATCTTCCGGCCCCTCGGCCGGCCGAATGAACAATCCGCTGCTGGCGTATGTATATTTTCGTTTCAGCTTTGGCAGATCCTTAGCTAACTTCTTTGCCCGCTCGGCTTGCTCTTTTGCTTTCTTTTCGTTGGCTCGGCGTGTCAATTCTTCGGAATACTGCCGGTGCATATCTCGTAGATTCTGCGGTACGGCTACCTCTTTACGGTTAACATCCAGGCCCAGTCTACTGCACTGGTCCAGATAGTCACTGTAGTCTGTCAGCACATTGGCTGGCGTTCCATATCCTCCAGCTGCCTGCCGGTTTACCCAGTTCACCGCCTTTTGCGGAGGTAGGTGTCTCCGCAAAACATCAAGCGCCTTATAGCATTTCTGCTGGCTCCAGCTGTACTGAAAAACAAGAAAAAAGCGGAAATTTTCGTCTGTCATTTTGCAGCCGTATTTTTTCAATGCCTTTGTTGCTTTGAGCGTTGAACAGCAAATGTTGTCTTGCGTCTTTAACATACGGTACTCCTGCTTGGTCAGTCGCATAGCCTTGTAAGGCACCACTTGCTTGTAGTCCAGACCGGCTGTACAATTCCACTCCACCTGTTCGGCTACCAGGTCACCGTTGCCCTCTTTTATTAGACGCTCTGTAAGCACCGGGTACCGGCTGTATTGATACAGCAAACCAAGCAGGTTGACCGGGTAGTTGGCTATAGCGCTACGGTGCAGTTGTTGCGCACACTCGTGATACGCTTCCCATGGCAGATAGTGTAGGTTACTTTTCTCCAACGCCTCTTCAAAGCCCAGCAGCTTTGCTCCCTCTCCCTCTGTACATTTCCAGCTGTTGTGATCCAGTTTGGCTGGCTCCACCGTGCACGGCAGTTTGCGTGTTGGCTTTTGTTTTACGCTGATGAACATATCGTCACAATAGTAACTGCGTTCAGCCACGAAGTGCTGCCCAATGTTGAAGTATGCGGCGTACAGCAGTCCGCCCATTTCTGGCGCGGCCTTAAAGCCGTATCTATAGTCTTCGTATACCCGAACGAAAGAAAGTAATATCCCACCGTTTCTTGTCCTCTGCGTTACCGCTACCACTGCCGCGTTGACCAACTGACTACGGCCACGCCCGGCGTCTTTGACTTGGACTTTGTGCCCGCAGACCGGGCAGCATACGGTGTCGTTATGCCGTGCAGAGCGGCAGGCGGCGTGCTTGTCCGTCCATAGCCGCATATTCTCAATGTCGATCTGCACATCCTTGCCACAGGCGGTACAGTAGCCATACCTGTGACCGCATTCTTTGTGTTTGAAAAGGTACTGCTCATTGACGAACACCTGCTTGTGTGCAAATGTCAGTATCTTTTTCTCCGGCAGTTTCGGGCGGCCGTTCCAAATCTTCCGAGCTTGTTCCTGCGTAAGCGTGTTCAGTTTCTTTCCCATATCGACACCTCACAGCAGATCCAGCAGGTCGATGATCTCAGCCTTGGTCTCTTCGTCAGTAAAGCCGTAATAGCCCGCTGCCCATTCGTATACGGTGTCGTCTGGCACGGCTGCACAGTTGCCCGCTGCTTGTTTCCGTGCGTTGCTGGTGATGTGATCCCAGCAGCCTTTCAGGCTCTTGCCCTCAGCCAGCACCTTGTCGGCGTTTTCATCATTGACCAGGTAGTGGTCTATAATGTGAGAGCATAGCAACCGCACGCTGGCGCTGTTCATTTTTTCGGCTTCTGCATCGATCTTGTCGATTGCCTTTTGAATTTTCTCTGTCATTTCAGCATTACCTCCTTGATTTGCGCCAGCACGCAACGCTGGCAGTGCTCGTCCAGTTCCGGCTTGTCCAGGCCGCACCTGTTATTGATTGAGCCGTAGATACACATATCTCGGCATATCGTGGCCAAGATTGCAATAGTAGTTTTTTCGTTCTCATTCTTCATTGTTGCGCTCCTCAAAGGCCATACCGGCCACGGTGCCCAGGTTGATCAGATCCCGGCATACAGCTTCTGCTTTGGACAGATCCATTGTGCTGATCACGCCCTGCACGATCAGGCCGGACTTAACTACCACCAGGTCCCCGCGCTTGTACAGGTAATATCCCTCTTCTTCCTTTTCGATAGGTTGCAACGCTCTTCTGTTGATGAATGTCATGCCCGCACCTACAATCAGCGGTTGCCATACAGCGCCTGCGGCTACAATGCAGGTGTCCAGCGGGGCGGCATATTCTTCATTGGGGCATTGGTCTGCCAGCGGCAGATCCGCTTTTGGCATTCTTGTCATGATCACGCTGTCATCCTCTGCCAAGTCAGCGACCATGCGCAGCGTCTCCGGGGTGTATTCAGGGTGGCCGTACAGGATGTAACCGCAGCTGCCATTACTGAGCATTTGCTCGCCGTCAGGCAGGTCATATAGAAAATAGGCCTTGCTTCGTTTGCAAATGGATAGCAATTTTTTGAAATTCATTTTTCCGTCTCCTTTATGCTGATGCCGTGAATGTACAGCATCAGCTTTCTTTTGATGATGTATTCCTTTGTTTTGGTGCCCTTGGTGTCCTCTACCACCCATTTCCAGGTGCCGTCCGGCTGGCAGACCTCATATACAAAGTCCGCTTTATAAATCACCGGGCGCTCTTTTCGGTGTTCGCCGACCCCTGCCGGGATCAACTCATAAGGGACCTGCTCCCGCAGGTTGCGCACCAGGCCGTGCCGTTCCAACAGTTGCAGCTCCTTTGCCCGCTTGCACTCGCTCCGACTGTCATAGGTGCGGCCGTCCATTTGGGCTTTTACTGCGTGGTATTTGTTCCCGCCTTTGGCCCGCTGCCGGAGATACTCCTGGTACTGGGCAGCAGTCCAGTGTTCTTGGGTACCCATTAGCCCGCTGCCTGTTTCTCTACGGAGTAGGCCATACGGATGAATTGGTGCTCGACGGCGCCAATCTTCCTTTGTTCCTGCTCCATGCACTTTTGCATGTACTTACTGGCCAGCACTGCCTCCTCAAATTCCCGGCGCAGATCGTCCGTCATGCCATACTGGCCCAGGCCCTTGGTGCTCTTAAAGGCGTCCCACTTTGGCCGGATCAGCGGGTGGTTGATGTTTAGCTTGAAGCCGTAGGCGTTGTGCGGTGCCAAGATCAGCTGGGTTTGGCGTTCCTGTTCCAAGTTTCGCACCTTGTCCCGCATTTGTTCCCATTGCTGTATGTATGTCATTGTCGCCCTCCTAACACCGCCGGTGCGGTTGGTTCTTTGAGATCGGGCAAAGCACATAGGACTGGTACTTGAACCCGGTGACTTCGTCCTCCCAGTTGTTCAGGGTGTCCCGGACAACATAATAGCCCTTTGGTGCCTTTGGCTCGTCCGCCCAGTGGTCATTATAAATGATTTTGTACTCCGGCTCCGGTACGGTCAGGTTGCGACTGCGGCTGTAGCATACCTTTGCTTTGGCCGTGTTGTACTTACCTTTGTGCCCTTGCTTGATATGTGTTTCCTCACGCAGGTACCCACCGTAGGTGTGGTGGTCTCTGTCATCAACCGGCACAAAGTCCACCCGCCCATACGGCCACCGAGGCAGCTTGGCTATGTCGATGCCGGACAGCGCCATGTGAATATGCGGGTTCTTGTCCGGGGTCTCAATGGCCCTCATCCATTTGAACTCCACACCTGCCTTTTTGTAGGCATATCGCAGTTTGGCCATATATGCCGCCCACAGTTTCTTGATCTCTTGCAGATTCTTGGGTCTGTCCGCCTTACGGAATGTAAAGGTAGCGGTCAGATCACCTGGACCAAAATTGGCGTTAAAAATCATCTCTTGCTGTAGGCACGCCTGGCGATTGTTTACAATGGCCTGGGCCTCACTTGTTTTGCCGTAGTTGCTCCCTCTGGTGCATTTGTGTTTGCTGCCATAGCGCGAGGAGTAGTGGCGCTGGATATAGATACATCTTCCCGCATGGACGGTCTTTTGCACCCATGGCATTTTGGTTTGCTCCTTTCTGGACGGACCGGCACTCTATGGAAATGCTGGAAAACGCTGATCGGCTCCCGGGTGGAAAAGCAAGTTTCCCACCGGTTCACCGGCGTGTTCCACATTCCCACAGTGCACAGTTCCTCATTATGCGGCGCGGGTACACACCCTGCTGCCGCCGGTCTCCTGCCTGCGCCTAACTCGCTGAAGAATGCCAAGCGATATATTTTTGCCGTTGGCGTTTTGCGCCTAAAAATAATACTTTGAACAAGGAGCAAAAAAGGAGCACAGACCCCTTTTTTCGCCCTTGCCGCACGGCTTGTCCTTGACTTCTCTGCGGTTCTCATATATAATGTAATTAGCGCAGGCGTTTTACTTTCTTTTCGCCGCCTGTGTTCAAGTCGACTGGTCGCTCAGTCGGCTTTTTCTTTTTGCCCGCCGCTTTGTTCGTCGCCATACTCCAGCGGCAGCATAATGGCTGTCACTTTCGGCAATTCCATCAGAGCCTTGGTTTTCCGCTCTGCAATTACTTCCAGCGCCTCGTAGTTGCCGTCGCCACGCACATACACGGTATCGCCGGCTCTGACGGTGTTCCACGGCGCCCGCAGGACAATGTGGTCCTCGTCCAGTTTAGCAATTACCAAATCAATGTAATCTTCCATTTTCATCATCCTTTCCAAGTTGAATGGCGTGCAGATACGCCAATTCAAAGTCTGTCAGCGGTGCTACCAGCACCACCTTGTGGTTTTCGTCCTCAATCACCAGCCGTTTATCCTGCTGCGGCTCGTCCTCGTCCTTGGGCAGCACGAACACTGCCAGGGCGATCAGCCCACATCCGGTTCCGCTGCTTGCCACAGACACCCACCAATAGATGTTGTCCGCCACCAAGCAGCAACCAAACATCACCAGCAGAAAGCCGGTAATCACCAGGACCACGCCTGCCTTTTCTCGCTTCGTCATTGGTTTGTCCTTTCTTTGCAGTTGACTGCAATTTAGTATTTTCCGGCGTTGTACGCGTGGAATGCCGGGGCAAACACAGCCAACTTGGTGCCGTTCTCTCCCAGCTGAATGAGAGGGAAGCCCGGACGGTGCATATACTGCCTGGCGGTCGGAATGCTGCAATTCAGGTATGCCGCCACATCTTCCGGACCAAGATACAGCTTTGTGCCCTTGGCCTTGACCTCTTCCTCTACAGCTTCGGCGGTGCGGATCAGGTCTATATAGCTTTGCAGGCGCTCCATACGCTGCTGTACGGCGGCGTCAAAGTCGTCCATTGCCAAGGGACTGTCCTTGTTGATGGGTACTTTCATTATTATTTCTCCTTTCTTGATTAGGCCAGCCCTTTGGGCAAGCGGCAGAGCCGCAAGCTGCCCGCTGCACGGCAGAAGTGCCGTTGGCGATAAATGTGATGTTGGGTGGGTGGGCACCGGAAGCAGGAATATAATGGGTAAATTTGACAAAAAAGAAAAGAAGAAAGAGAAGAAATGAAAAAAAGTCCCGCTGCCTGCGTATCTCTGCCGCCGCCCAAAAGGCTGGCATTGGTTGTGAATTGTTGCTATAATGATGTTATTATGACGAAAGGACGAAATCAGATGAAATTAAACAAAGACTGTGTAAGAGAGGTACTGATCTACCTTGAAGAACATCTCGGTTACAACGACCACTTAGACGCCTCTACAATTCAAATAGACCCATACACTTCTGAAGAAATCTTGTATACAATCAGCTTGCTGTCAGAGGCCGGATACATAAAGGCCGTCTCGGTTGCAGATCTATGCACCACACCAACATATTTTGTGGAATCCATCCTCATGCCAGGTCACGATCTGCTGGATAACATCCGAGATGACAATGTATGGAGAAAAACAAAGAAAATTGCTTCCAAATTTGCCTCTGCTTCTCTGAATGTTCTCTCATCCGTCGCAACCAGTGTCTTATCATCAATGTTGCTTAATCCACCTACCGTTTGAATTGGTGTTCCAGCACCTGGCGCAGGCACTTCTCCATATCCTCTTCGGTGAATTGGATGTTCTTATCAGTCAAATAGTACAAAACCGCTCTTAGCCTCCAATGCGCCATCAGCGCACTGATCATCGCAACAGTGGAAATAAGAACCAATACAACAATCACTTTTATTCACCTCGCTTTAACTGCCTGCTGCTTATCTAAAGGCTGGCCGTATATTTAGTTGTTGCGCTCGGCGATGATCTCGTTGATCGCGCCGAGGATCCGCTCTTTTGCCTGGGGCGGTTTGCGCTTGCCCAATAAAATAAGCGAGATGTATTTGTTTGTCAGTCCCATCTTTTGCCCAAGCTCAACCTGTGAAATGCCATGCATGTGCATAAGCGCTATTGCCTGTCCTATCCACTTTTCCATTATTTTCACCTCTTTTCGAACTTTTTTTAAAAATGAGTTGTATTTTTCGTACTGGTGTGCTATATTGTAGTTGCTACACAACAACATATGCAGCGGTACGAAAATTCGGACTACGCCCATACAATACTACGAAAATCGGGAATTGTCAAGGGAAATGATACGAATATTCGTACTTTTGTGAAATCTGCACAAAGTAACAGAGGAGTTTTTGTATGTTTTTTTCACGGTTTTCGGAACTTTCAGCAGAAAAAGGTTTGTCCACCACTGCTGCAGGGCGTGAGATTGGTATATCAAAGACCACCATTTCCTATTGGCGGAATAATGAGAATGTGATACCCAAGAATGATGTGCTTCAAAGAATAGCGGACTACTTTGGCGTGTCGGTGGACTACCTTTTGGGAAATACGGACATAAAAAATCCCCCGGACCAACAAAGTCCGGAGGAGATAGCCAAAGTGGCACTATTTGGTGGTGATGGTGAAGTCACCGATGAGATGTGGAACGAAGTTAAAGGCTTTGTAGAATTTATCAAAGATAAGAGAAAGAGAGAGAATGACAACAACTGAGTCCCTGTTCGATGAGATCGAGCGCAACAACATAGAGGTATATCTGGGCAGTATGCCCGCTGCCAAGTCTGCGTCTGCCAATATCGGCGATGATTATTACATAGCATTGGACGAGCAGAGCCTGGAGAGCACCGCAGAGGCCCGCTGCCGCCTTGCCCACGAAGCCGGGCACTGCATAACCGGGTCGTTCTACAACCTATATGCCCCGCTTGACCGGCGCAGTAAGCACGAACGCCGGGCAGATAAGTGGGCGGTAAAAAAGTTGATCCCCAAGGCCGAGTTGGAGGTGCAGCTGCGCCATGGCCTGGAGCCTTACGAGCTGGCCGAGTATTTCAATGTGACCGAGAACTATATACACAAGGCCATTGAATTCTACTTTGAATGTGGAATGTCATAATTCACGGCACGCCGTGATTATAGATGTAATAACTTAATAAGAGGAAAAAAGAAATGAAAAAAGAATATAAAATCCTTTTGTATGCATATCCGTTTATTATTGCGATTTCTATCTTGGCTACAGTAGGAGTACCGCTGTTTGCTTTGGCTGATGTAGCGTTTCTCGTGCTGTACTATTATATTTTGCAGAAATCATTTTCAAGCCTAAAAATAATTAAAAATGCCGACGAATACGCGGCGTTTACGAATGCCAATGCAGATCAACGCGTGCAGGACGCCAAAGCGGCTACGGAAAAAATGCGAAAAGAAACAGAGGACAGTTGTACTCAAAAAATTCAAGCTGTTGAGCGTGAACTGACGCAAAAACGGAAATGCATTTCTCAGTTGAATATCGAAATCCACAATCTTAAAGCTGAAATTGAAGTGGCACAGCAAGAAGCGATTGCCGTTTCTTCTTCCGTCCCGGTAGACTATGATATATCGTCTGCAGAATATAAAGACAAATTTGCTCTTGCACAACTTAATGAAAAGGAATGCATTTCCTCAAATAATGCCGTCTCTGTACATTCTGACGCGCCAAAGTCTGTTATAAATGCAAATGTGAAACAGATCCTGCGTTGCTTTAATTCGGAAGCGGCGGCTATTATTAAGAATGTTACTACTCGGAACATTGACGGTGCGCGCTCTAAAATCATCAAGTCCTTTGAGATGCTTAACAGAATTTTTGCACCGGACGGAGTGGAACTCAACCGCCCGCTGCTGGAGATTAAACTGGAACAGCTCAACTGTATGTACGGCAATCAGGTGATGGCAGAGCGCGAAAAGGAAGAACAACGCGCGATCCGAGAGCAAATGCTCGAAGAAGAAAAAGTGCGCCGCGAAATTGAACGCGAAAAAGCAAAGCTCGATAAGGAAGAACGGCAGTTCAAAAATGAAATTCAGAAACTCATGACTTATCTACATAAAGCGGATGATATTGAAAAGCAGCTTTATGTTGACAAGATAAAAGAGCTGGAGTCAAAACTCGGCCTGTTAGAGCAGGACAGAAAAAATGTACTCGATCGGGAGCAGAATACGCGCGCCGGCTTCGTCTATGTAATATCCAATATCGGCTCTTTTGGAGAGAATGTATATAAAATTGGAATGACACGACGGTTAGAGCCTATGGACCGTATAAAAGAACTCAGCAGCGCTTCCGTACCATTTGAATTTGATGTTCACGCTATGATTTTCTCTGAGGACGCGCCGGCGTTGGAGACGGCTTTGCACCGGCAGTTTGATGATCGGCGTATAAATCTTGTAAACAGCCGAAAAGAATTCTTCCGCGTTTCGCTTTCTGAAGTTGAAAAGGTAGTGAAAGAAAACCATAATGCTACGGTCACTTTTACCGCCGTTGCCAAAGCGGAGGAATATCGTCAGACAGTAAGGCTTCTTGAAAGCGAGCAAGTATAAAATCGTTTCTTTAACACCAACAAAATAAAAAAGCCCTACCCTGCGCCAACAGGATAGAGCCGATAAGCAGGATTGTGTAATACAATACCCACCCAACACGGTTATTGTATCACAGCCCTGCAAAAAAATCAAGCAGGGCATTTTTGCGCCCTTTTTTAGGCGCTGCCCGCTGCTGCGTAAAGGAGAATGTGAGTACAATGCCAAGAAAAAGAGGAAACGGTGACGGAACCATCTATAAGGTGGAAAGCAAAGGCCTATGGGCTGCCCAGCTGACTATAGGTGTGGACGCCAACGGCCGGCCCAAGCGCAAAACTGTGTACGGTAAGCGACAGGCAGATGTGCGGGCAAAGCTGGACGCTTTGAAAAATGAACTTTCCACCGGCTCTGTAATTGAGCCGGACAAGATCACCGTTGCCCAGTATATCTTATCACTTGTCGAGACAGACCGGGCGCTAAACCAGATAGGGGACAATACCTACCTGCGCAAGCTGGCCAGCTGTAAACGGATCGCCGCCAGTTCCATAGGCGACTGCCCGCTGCAATCCGTAAGGCCACCACAGGTAACCCAATACCTAATAGAGATCACCAGCTGTTCCAATTCGGTAATCGCCAAGGACTACGCCCTGCTGGCCCGCTGCTTCCGCACGGCTCTTGATAACGACCTGATCCGCAAGGATCCTATGCGTGGCATGAAAAAGCCAAAGAGCAACAAGGCCACCCGCAAGGTGCGTGCTTTGACCGTAGAGGAGCAGACCAGGTTTGTGCAGGTCATGAACGACCAAGAGCGTGGCTGCCGATACTGGGAGCAGATGATGTTAATGCTCAGCACAGGAATGCGTATGGGCGAGATCAACGCCTTGGATGTGCACGATGTCAATTTGACATTCCGCACCGTGAATGTGCGACGCACGGTGACCAAGGATCAGACGGACCACGCTGTTATAGGCACAAAAACCAAGACCTATGCCGGGCAGCGGCTTTTGAGCCTGACAGACGCCCCATACCGCATTTTATCCGAATATATGGAACGGTGGCAGCCCAACCGCTTGGATCTGCTGTTCTACGACTTCAAGGGTCACAAGGTACTGACCACCAGCCAAGTGAATTTGCAATTTCAGCGTATCTTAAAAAAATACAATGTGCTGGATCCGTCCATACCCGGCGTTGTATCCTTGCACAGCCTGCGGCATACATACGCCACCCGCTGCATTGAGAGCGGAATGCCAGCGAAGGTGTTGCAAAAGCGCCTTGGCCACGCCAATATAGAAACAACGCTGAACACCTACTGTGATGTATTCTCCGACTACGAACAAAAGTACACAGAGGCAGCAGACGCCTATATCCAGCAGCTTACCCCGAATGCTCCACAGAAAAGTGCTGCACAGATATAAATAAGAAAAGATAAGTGCCCCAAGGAAATGGCTTCCGCTTTTCGTGAGAAATGCGCTGCTGATGGTATTGCACAGGCACAGATTATCAAGCAGTCGATCGAGCAGTTCTTGCAGCAGTAACGGCGTTGCAGTACTGTTGCAGTACAGAATGGCAGAAAGCCCGCTGCTAAGCCAAATTTTACGCCTATATTCTTGTCACCTCGACCAAAAGGAAGCAGGACATTCTTTAGAATGTCCTGCTTCCTTTTTTGTTTATTTACAAGATTTGAACTTGCGACACGAGGCTCCAAATGCGAAGCATTTGGCAGAAACAGTCCGGGGGACTGTTTCGCAGCAAGTGCCTTATATTTCTGTGCTCGATTACGCATTTCTGCCGGTGGAGCAGCACTTTTTCTCCGGCGTTGCAGTACTTATTGCAGTACTTGGTAATGCGAGGTATAGAAAAAGCCGGGCAGTTTTGATCTGCTCGGTCAGGCCTGTGGGTTAGGTAGATTGAATTTGTGTCCGGTGCTTTGAAGAAATGCAAAACACCGGACGACGCAATCAGCATTTTAGAAGCGCTGCGCTTCTAGGTAAAAAAGTAGATGGCGGGCGGCCACCCGCCATGGGTGTGGGCTGCCCGGGTAGGTGGCTGCCCGAGCCGCAGAAAGGAAAATAACACAAGGAAGTAAAAAATGAAAATAGGAGTACAAAATGTATAATGATAAGCCTATATGCAAGACGGCCACCCGCCTTACAAGCCTACTGTACCACGCTTTGCAGTAAAGTGCAATGAAAATCTGTTCAGGGGCGTTTTACTGTACCAAAAATGACCCTGTGGGCAGTGAAAGTGAAGTTTTTTGTTGACTGCCGGTGCCAGTGACCGACAATCCCTGCATAAATGGCGTGTTGCCAAAACAGAAAAAAGCCAATCGGGCGTCTTGCTCGGTTGGCTTTTTTCTTGCTTATTTTTCCGCTTTAATCAGATCCTTGATTACTTCGCCGGCTAGGATCAGACCCACCACGGAAGGCACAAAAGCCACGCTGCCGGGTGTGCTGCGGCGGCCGGGGTGATCCGGATCCTCCTGTCCGGCGCCGGCGGTGGGAATAGGCGGTTCTTCGGAGTAGACCACCTTTAGGTGGTGGATGCCCCGCTTTTTCAGCTCCCGGCGCATGACCCGGGCCAGCGGATCCATTTTCGTTTTAGCCAGGTCTGCTACCTGAAAGCCGGTGGGGTCCAGCTTATTCCCGGCGCCCATGGCGCAGATGATGGGCACGCCGGCGGCGTGGCAATGGGTCACCAGCGCCAGCTTGGCACTCATGGTGTCTACTGCGTCCACCACATAATCGTATTGGTCAAAGGGAAAATCCGCCGCCGTTTCCGGCAAAAAGAAGCAGTTGTGCTTGGTGATCTTGGCCGCCGGATTGATGTCTAAGATTCGAGCCTCCATGGCGTCCGTTTTGTACTGCCCCACGGTTTTGGTGGTGGCGATGATCTGGCGGTTGATGTTGGACACGGCCACTGTGTCGCTGTCGATCAGATCCAGGTGCCCCACGCCGGTACGGGCCAAAGCCTCGCACACATAGCCGCCTACGCCGCCAATGCCGAATACCGCCACCCGCGAGGCGGCCAGCCGCTCCAGAGCGCTGCTGCCCAAGAGTAATTCTGTTCTGGAAAATGCCTGTTCCAT